AATCTAATCGATGGCGCTAAAAAAATTGTTAACTTTTTATTTGGAACAGACCTCAAAGATCAAAAGACAACCAGAGCAAATATGATTCAATCCATGGTTGATGCTATGGAACCTCTCAAAAGTATTGATATATCAGTTGCTGACAATTTAGATAGGCTTAGTGGTGCATTAAAGAAATTTATGGATAACTTAAATGACTTAGGAAAGATAAGTCTTAAGGGATTTGAAAAAAGTGTCAAAGACATGATTGCTGGAATGGGCATTCAGCTTGATTTAATTGATAAGATGGCTAATGGTGGAAAAGTAGGTAGTGGATATTTTGATGGAATACCTGAAGTTGATTTTGGCAAAGGATTTTTATCTCCAGACTTGAAGGTCGATGATTTAGTCAAACAGATGAATAAAGTAAATATGATATTAGGTAAGACTAATACAATACAACCTGCTAATCAACTTCAAAAAAATAATATAGATCCAGTTGATACTGGAAAATCTACAGCTCCTTCTGGTACAACTAACAATAACAGTAACTCTTCAAATAATAATGTAGTAGTAGCACCAACTAACAATCAAACAATAAGCAATAAAAATACAACAAATGCTTTAATATCAAATGGCCCTGCAGTTGATATACAGGACCAGTTGGTTGTTGGATTTGGTACTTAATCTTGCTTTGCAAGTTTAGAGAAATAAGATAAAGTATCCTCATCTTCACTACTCATTTCTGCTGCAGTGACTGGCTCAACGGCCGGCTCAGGATTATTTAACTTAATTTCTTCTTTTACCGTATAGGCACCAGCAGTAGCTTGTTCACCTAGTACTCTCATAAGTTTTGCTTTAAGCTCATCATATGGTTTATAGTTTTTAGGATTAGTGAATTCTGATAGATCATGCATCTTGCCATAAACTTCTTCTAACTTAGCTTCATCAGAGTTTAATAATGGAGCTGCAGAAGAAAATTCTGATTTATCATAGTTTCTATAACCTTCAACATTCCTGATCTTAAGTTTAAAATCAGCACCTTCCCAAAAGTCAAATGGATCTATTGGTGTTTCATCGGCAAATGCAGGATTCATAAGATCATAAATCTTATCAAAGATTTTCTTACCAAACTTATATAAGAATACCTTGCCTTCGTTTTGAGGTGCAGATGGATCACTAACTACATAGATATTAGTTACGTAATGTAATCTTCTCTTTTGAGTTCTTGCTCTATCTTTATCAGACTCAATACCTGAGTTCCAAAGTCTAGAGTTAAGTTCACCAACTGGATCAGGTTGACCTATTGAAGTAAGTGAATTTTCAATATACCATTGACCGGTAGGACCTTTAAAACCGTGATCCCAATATCTTACAAAAGGAATATTCTCTTCCGTACCAGGGAGGAACCTGATGACGGCATAGCCATTACCTGCTTTATCAACAGTTGGCTTCCATATTCTATCATCAACGTATGATTTAGTTTCACCACTATTTGTGGCTTCTGCTGCTTTAATAATTTTACTGATATTAGAACCGCGATTGCGTTTAAGTGTTTCAAATGACATTGTATTGTCTCCTTATTACTGAAATATTAACTGAAATATAATCTTATATATACACAGTGTTTAGTTAAAAAACGATGAATCAATAGCATTCTTTTTTGGTAAGAAATTTAATTCCATCGCTTCTGCTTCAAGCTTATCTTTTATAACTGGTGATATGAACTTTCGAATGTCTTCGACTTCAATATCGTTAGCTTCACAGACCTTCAGTATTGCATCCATATATGGAATCTTGAGATCTGCTACGGTACTTTCGATAAGCTTAGTGAATTTAGACTTTGTTAAAAATTGTTCTTCTATTTTCATTTGTCTAAAACCCTTAATAATATTGTATCATTATTGATTCTACCATTAGGTACCTTTGTTTTTGTTTTAAGAGTTTGCCAAGCATCATCAATTTGCTTTGGTGTTTTCTGTAAAACAATCGGTAAGAAATCAAGTGGTTTACGTAGACATATAGTTCTACTTGAACCTTTTGAAAAATTCTTAATGGTTGAACCAGATATTTCAAATCCATTTACACTTTCAGTGACATATTCAATAATCATTTTACTTTTAGTATTGAATGTATATAACCGAGTTTTTGTTGGTATTTGAATTGGATTGATTGATACAATCTTAAAATCATTATCCTCTTTTTTGTATTGCACTTTAGCAACCTGCTTATCAATAGATTTTGGTCTTTTGATTTTAACATTTCTTGAAGCTTTAGTAGCAGATCTGATTCTTTCAAGATCTTCTAACATTGCAGTGCATATTTTAATTCTTTGATTGAGGACCGACCTTTTAAGGTGGGAGTAACCTTCGACAGCTTGTTCGCATCTTTTGTAGTATGCGTCTTCATAATCAAGAAGCCAGCCCTCAATCATAGGCTTAACGTGACTGATTGCAGTATTTGTTAAGCCGTGGAACTTGAACCTATCGTATATGTTAATAGTGGCATCTTCACCATCGATCCACTTATCTTCTAGTTCAAGTAATTCTTGCATAATAGTATTATTAATCTTACGTATTAATTTTTCTTGTGGTGATATAGTTATTATATTACTTTTAGCTTTTAGTTCTTTTTTCTTTTCATTGAATAAGACTTTACCTTCTTCAATAAGAGGTATGATTTTATCAAATAAATGATTTAAAAAATCAGCGGCCTTTGGCGACTCAATAGTTTTATTTAAATTATTGTTATACCAAAAAGCTGTAGCTGCATGATGTGTATATGTAAATTTCCAGTCTGGATTAGCTAAAATATATTTAGATGGTTGAGGAAAGTTTTTCTTAACCCATGTTTTAACTTGATTAATACAATCTTTCTTATCTACATTAATATGAAAATAATCTTTTACTGCATCAAATCCTTTATCAATTGGAACACCAGCTAAACCAGTTCTAGCTCTTGCTCTTAATACTTTCTTTTTAGTCTTTTTACCTTTTAGTGCTTGTAATCCCATATTAAACTCCCATTTATATGTTGTGTGTGTTGATGTAATCGTGTGTAGCGCCAATAACCATATTAGGATATTCACCTAAGTATGTACCAGCATCTAACATTTCTTTAGTAACTAAGTGTTTATGCATGTGTTCTATATTATCATAGTTAGCAAGAATGTCTTTACCTAACTGATCAAACTCGTGATCAGTTATTAAATTTTTATCTAGCTTATAATATGCGTAAGAACACATTAAATATTTTGCTATAGGATTTTTCATTATGCATGACCTCTTAACTTAAGAGACTCATGCATTGCATCAGTATCGGTGTAATACTTATCCTGATGAGCAATATTAATCTTAGTTGATATAGCAGCTGCCAACCCGCTGTTTTTTTCGATAAGCTTTTGAGCAAACTCATCTTGGTGAATAGGTGACATTGCTTCTAGTTGTTTGATAATTGTATCATAATTAAACATAATATAAACTCCCGATTTTTTATTATACTTATATTCTACCATAGTTTTCCGCAAATGTAAAGGAAAAAATGCATAAAATGCAAATTAATTTCTCCTCATAGTAGAATATTCTTTAGGATCTGCATCTTTAGTTACAGGCACCATATTAGATTTATGCATAGTAGCGATACCAGTAATAAATGTACCGGTATATGCATTTGTTTTAGACTTACCAACAACTTTACCAGTGTAGTTGCTTGTTGGTAGAGAACGTGAAAGCTCTTTGTAATTAGGAGCTTTAATTCCTGAATCTTTATTTTTATTTTTAAGCTGTGATGGATGTACACCACGTGACATAAGCCATTTATCATGTTCAGCTTGAGCTTTAACCCAACCTGGTTTACGGAAAGGCTTTTTCTTTTTAGTACTATTATTATTGTAGTAGATTGGTAATAGATGCATTGTCATTTTTCACTGCTCCGAATAATTTAGTTAAATCAATATAACCATAATTGACGCCAAATAATAATGCAACTATTAATATTATTATAATAGCATTACGATAAAAGAAACCAACTATGGAAAAGAATACACCTACAATCAATGCACCAGCTACCGCGAAGAAGAGGAGTTGAAGAAATAGTGGAAGCATTGATTGTATTTCTGATGGACTAGGCATTTATAGCCTCCAAATTCTGTGGGGCGGCGATCAATACATCTAGCCTTACCGACCGATGGGTCCGCCCCATGGTAAGACTAGGGAACGTTTTATACTCCACCGATGATTCCCTGGGTAGTTCCGTACCTGTAAATCCCGCTATGCTTCTACTTCTGCCTGATGCAACTTTTCCATCACATAACTTGGTGGTTGCTTTCGCTATGTCATTAATTTTCTCCACTTTTGTTTTCATTTCTTTTTCCATTTTATAGATATATTATACCACAGTTTTTCGTAAATGTAAAGGAAAAAATGCATTTAATTTAAAAAAAGTGATTAACATATTAACTAAGTTCTATACCTTTGAATATTGTCAGGACCAGAGATGCTTGACATCTCTGGACTTTTATTTTTTAAA